CTCTGGAATATGCCCGCCTCGATCGACGCAGATATCTGCGGACGTTCGGTTGATAAGAAATCGGGCGAGGTCTACGCCGTGGACGACCCCGTCAACGGCTACGACGTGACTTTCCTCCGCGAGGGGCAAGGGATGACCACCAAGTACAAGAGCATCGAGATCGCCCGTCGTCCGAGTGCGTTGTCCGAGGATGAAGAGGTCGCCACACGGTGGCTACAATTCGTCTGCGACAGTGCGATCGACGACAAACTGGTCTTCCACGACTACAACCACATCAAGCACGCCCTCTCCGGAGGTGCCCCGGATGCGGAGCCGGAACAACCTGCGGCGTCGAAACCGGCACCGCGAATCGCCCTGCGTGGAGGGAAAGCTGCTCCCGCACCAGTGGATGATCCTGATCCGACGCTCGATGCGGATAAGCCGACATACGAGGAAATCGCTGCGATGGACGAGGACGGCATCGCCGCAGTCGGAGAAGCATTCAACCTGACCTTCCCGGAAGACGGTTTCGCTTCCGACGAGGAGATGCACAACTGGGTGGCCGAGCAGTTGGGTGTCGTCGTACCGAAGAAGACTGCGGAATCTGCATCGGGGAAACCGGCCAGCTGGCGTGACAAGCTCCGCAGCGCCACGAAGAAGTAATTTACCGTGACGCGTCCATTCATTAAAGGCAGGCCAAAGATTAAACTGCGCTCCGCTGAGGCCAAGCCCACCGAGGAAGAAGCCGGTGGGCTTTACTTCTCCTCCGAGAAAAAGAACTATCAGTTCATTTCTACCGGCTGCACGGTACTGGACTGTGTACTCGGTGGGGGATGGTCACTGGGACACATCGCGAATATTGTAGGTGACCGCTCCAGTGGGAAAACTTTGTTGGCGATGGAGGCTATTGCCAATCTGTTCCTGGCCTACGACAATTGCTGGGTACGTTACGTGGAGGCGGAATCCGCATTCGACATTGACTACGCCAACGCACTGGGCATCCCGATGGATCGGGTGGAAATGGTGAATGATTTGGACACGGTGGAGGCCGTGTTTGAAGACCTGTCCAACCTTTCCCGCAAGACACCCGGTCTCTACATCATCGATTCCTTAGATGCGTTGAGTGACGAGGCGGAGATGGGTCGGGCGATCGGGGACGGATCCTTCGGCGCGGCTAAGGCCAAGAAACTGTCCGAATTGTTCCGACGGTTGGTGCGGAAACTGGCCCGACAAAAGATTTGCGTCTTGGTCATCAGTCAGGTGCGTGACAATATCGGCGCGATGTTTGGGGAGAAGCACACCCGTAGCGGGGGCAAGGCATTGGATTTTTACGCCTCTCAGATACTGTGGTTGGCACACTTGAAGACGGTGAAGCGGACTATCAACAAGATCGAGCGCCCGACCGGGATCATGGTCAGAGCGAGATGTAAGAAAAATAAAATCTCTCTCCCATTCCGTCAATGTGATTTCTCGGTGCGGTTCGGATTTGGGATTGAAGACACGGAAGCCTCCGAAGAGTTTCTGAAAACTGTCGGCAAGTCTGCACCGAAAACTCCTGAGGCATTACGGGAAGAAGTAATTAAACAATGGTATCTGGTGGAAAGGAAATTCCTTCCGGAGAAACGCAAGTATGCCTAACGATAATTTCGTTCGCGTCTCTGGGATCACCATCGGCGACGACTCACGTACCGGACTAGCATTCTTAGTCGAAACCGAGGACAACAGTTTTTGGGTGCCTTACAGTGTTTGCCGGAAACGGACGGTCACGCACAACAGACTCCAGGATTCAATTGAGGTCGCGTCTTGGTGGGCCGATAAAAATGAGGTCGAGGGCGAATCATGTTAACTGACCGTTGGGATCGGCATTTCCTCGGACTAGCCGCGTACCACTCCCGCATGTCTAAAGACCCGTCAACCCGCGTGGGTGCAGTGATCGTGGGGCCAGATCGGGAGGTGTTATCCGCCGGGTTCAACGGTTTCCCACGCGGGATAGCAGATACGCCGGACCGACTTCTGCGTCGCGAGACTAAACTCCAACTGATCGTACACGCGGAACTGAATGCAATATTGGCGGCAGCGCGGCTCGGAATGCGAATTAAGGATTGCACGTTGTATTTGGCAGCCACGGACGACAGCGATGCGGTGTGGGGCGGACCGCCGTGTACTCGGTGTGTGGTAGAAATAATCCAATCCGGGATACGGGAAATCGTATCTTATCCGCGTAAGGCTGTTCCATCCCGCTGGCATGATGATTTAGATGTGGCAATGGGACTGATTCGAGAAGCTGAAATGGGTTATCGGGAAGTGAGTCTATGAAACTCCCAAAAACAATTCCGTTACAAAACGCCGTATTCGGAGACGGGGCAAACGGTTACGCTTTCCAAATCCAACGTAATGATGAGTACGGTGTTCAAGTCAAAGCTGTAAGAGCGCGACACGGTGCCCCGTGGAGCGAAACCTACACCAGTGATTTTCTTCCAGATAAAGAATTCAAAAGCTATGCAGAACTCCGCCAAGAACTCAAATTTTCTAAAACAACACCACCGACCATAACAATCTTAACTGTTGAAAAGAAAGATCCAAGGTCGCTTGGTAAATGTTGGTTATGCCGTGGTAATTGGGATCACACCGTACGAGTGAAAACCGGTTGGCGTGGTGCTGATGTGACACACATTCCATGCTGCGATGCAGATTTAGAAAAAGTCAAGGCTGATCCATTAGCGGCAATAGACGCTCGCCATAAACAAGTCAGCGGAAGTGCAGATGGCATTGAAGAAAGAGCGGCAAAATGAACAGGGCGTTGAAAGGTGGTGAGGTGGGTATGTCCCACGTGACGACTGTGCCTCGCTTGGGAAGCCCCCAAGTTGAAACGAAGGGTCACCCGCACAGCAGCGGCAGATGGAGGTATCTCCGCCATCACCTTTCAACGCCTTATGTTAAAGTGATGCGAATATTGATAACGATATCCGTGTTCACATTGACTGCTTGTGGTCCCTCAGTAAGCCAGATTAATTCGTTGTCCGATAAATGCACGAAAGCTGGAGGAAAGTCTGCTTGGGTATTGATACCAGCATTTTCGTCTTTTGTTTGCAAAAATGATGTATCAAAATAAGGCAAAATAATGGATTGGATATCTCGCATTATGAATTACGAACAGGTGACTGGATTTCCCAAATCCCTGTTCATCGCCGGAGATGGCCGAGTGGTCGGTACACTTATAATGGGCAACGATTATCGAGGCGGATCCGCATTATACGGTAGTTACCCCGCTGGATATCTGAAACGGATGAAAGCCCTGTTCCCGGATAAGAAGCAGGTACTGCACTTATTCAGTGGCAACGTGAATACTGAACTGTTTCCGGGCAAGACCTGCGATCTGGATGATGCTCATGATCCGGACTACGTGGACGACGCGCAGACGTTGAAGAAAGTACCACTGGAAAAGTTTGATCTGGTCATGGCCGACCCACCTTACTCGGTGGAGGATGCGGAGCACTATCAAAAGACCATGATCAAGCGCAACGTGGTGATGAAAACACTGGGCGCACGGCTACGGAAGGGTGCTCACTTAATTTGGCTCGACCAAGTCCTCCCAATGTATCGCAAAGATCAATTTGCAATCGAAGCGGTGATCGGAATGGTCAAATCTACCAATCACCGTTTTCGGGTAATCACTATTTTTAAGGTGAAATAAAATGTCTACTGGTGTTCTGTACAGTTCAGAACTAGGTGTGTACTTAGGAAGCTGTATGGGTCTAGGGTTTTGGTCAAACTTAGATCCAGCAGGGCAACCCAGTGCCGTAGTGTTTCCTAATAAAGAAAAGGCATTTGAATTTGCCAATACATGGGAAAGTCCGGTTGAAGACCTAAAGTTTCAAGAATTAATTCCGGATGAAGGGTTGTTTGCCTCCATAGATTGTTGTGTTAGAGCAGGGCTACCCAAATGGAACGCTTACGACGGGATCAAATCATGATCCGTGTAATCACTATTTTCAGGAAACGTTAGACGTGCTGCTCAAACTGTTGCTCGATCCCAAGATTTTCAACTACATCATTATGACGTTGTACGTATTGAATAGTCTGCGGTGGGCATACGCACGGTCTTGGGGCGATGCATTATACTGGATAGCAGCATTTCAAATTACCGCCGCAGTCACCTGGGGATTTCAACGATGAAAGCTACTCCTGTTCCCGCTGTGTTCACGCCAGACTGGCCCGCTGCTCAAAAGGCTTTGGTTGCCTACGTTGAAGATTACGAAATGGAAGGCGACAACGGATTCTATATCCCAACTGAGAACGATAAGTGCATGTTGATTGACTGTATCAACGGATTATTGACTGATGAAGATTTTTGCAACGCCATGCTTATTACTTCAACACAACCAAATCCCGTATCAGGAGACTAATGATGCCAATCAATCCAGAACAGCAAGGGCATAATCCTAATGACGCCACTCAATTTGCGGGCTACGGGTGCTTAGGCTTCATTCTGGTCTGTGCGGTATTATTGTTATGGTGGGTGATTAAAGTAATTTGGGGCATGCTACCATGATTAAATACAACACAGGAACACCGACAGAGGCTGGGGTCTACGCTTGCCGCGTCCCGTTCGATGACAATCTACAGCTTAAACTTTTCGAGGACCGCTTTTTTCTTTGGTGCGACGGGGTGTGGTGTTATCTTAACAGCGATCAAAAATACCGTGGTATCATCGTAGGTTGGGTCGGGCCGTTACAAAGAGGTGATCCGCGCGTTCCGCCTAGTCCAACGCTTAAGAATCATCATGTCTAAGCCGGGATATGGCAAGAGTAAAGGTAGTGGGTTTGAACGTACAGTTTGCCACGAGCTTTCCATGTGGATCAGCCACGGTGAACACGATGATCTTTACTGGCGCAGCTCGATGTCGGGAGGTCGCGCCACGGTCATGTTCAAACGTGGGGGAGAAAATAGATCACAGTGCGGAGATATAAGTTCGATTCATACAGACGGTCACCCACTCACGGACCGTTTCCTCATTTCGTGTAAGTTTTACAAGTCCCTAAACATCGAAGGCGCGGTGATCGGGAACAAGGGAGGTCTGACCGCGTTCTGGATTGAGTGTGTAAATGAGGCTAGGCAACACAATAAATTGCCAATGTTGATCAGCAAACAGAATGGCACCAAGCCTTTTATTTGCTTGAATGACACTGGGGTAGAGTATTTTCAAGTAAAAGGTAAGGCACTAGCCCAACTCCCAATCGCTGGCGGGGTGCAGATACTGTGGCTGGAGAAGTTCTTGCAGATAGCGAAACGTCCGAGCACGAACAGACCAAAGATCAGGGTTAGATAATGGCCTTCTTTGCCAATTTTGTTTATTGCAGAGTCTTTTGTGTTCCGCGAGTAGACACCCCGGCAGCAAGCACCGGGATTTATTATGCCAAACGCGGTACAACAGGCATCTGGTATTGGGTGCGTAGTCTGCGAGAAGCACATAGATTTGAGCTTGCTTCCGAGGACGCTTGTCAGGCCAGTGATGCCTTAGGAAATGTTGGTGCGGACGAGCTCGTCGGATTTGTTAAGGATTCCGAGTGAACAGCCTGTTGATCAGTGATCTCCACCTGACCGATAAGCCGCGTGACGCTTACCGTTGGAAATTGTTTACGTGGTTGAAAACAGCGTTGCCAAAGCACGATGTAAAAATGCTCTGGATATTAGGGGACCTTACCGAGGAAAAAGATCGGCACAGCGCACAGTTGGTCAATAAGGTAGTGGAAGAACTGCTCACCCTCTACCGCCAATGTGGCCTCCATTCTATTTACATCCTTCGTGGCAATCACGATGGCATTGATGAAAATTGCAGTTATTTCAAATTCCTCGGCAAGTATCCCTGTATCCAGTTTATCGAAACCCCATTTGCCGCCCCGTTCAGTGATCGCGAAGTGTTGATGCTCCCGCACACCACCACGCCCGCAGACGCGTGGAAGAATGTAGAGTTCCATCTGGCAGATTACATCTTCATGCACGCCACGGTGAAGGGTGCGGTCAGTGAGAGCGGACAGCAACTGGACGGTATTCCGCCCGTGTTATTGGCCACCGCACGGCGTGCTAAAATATATTCCGGTGATATTCATGTGCCGCAGATCGTAAAATCTGGTCAGGTAGAGGTTGAGTACATTGGTGCTCCGTATCCGGTACGGTTCGGGGACAAGTTTGAACCCCGTGCTGTGCTGATCGAAAACTTCCGTACAGCTAAGTCACTGCCGATTCCATCCATTCGACGCCTGACCCTTACCGTGACGCCGGCAAAGCCTGACATACCGCTGAAAATGCTGCGTGAGGGGGATCAGGTCAAGGTCCGCATCCGTTTGACACAGTCTGAGTATGGAGATTGGGCACAATTAAAAAGAAAAGTGGTAGCAGCCTGCGCTGAAGCCAAAGTGGAACTGTGCGGGCTGGAACTGGAGAAGGTGGAGAATAAGATCAAGCTGCGAACACCTGTTACCGCAGCCGCAATCAAAGACCCAAAACAAATTGTTTCCGAGTTTGGCATCGCTAATAAGCTATCGCGAGAAGTGATATCTGAGGGTGTAAAATTACTGGGTGAAATTAGATCATGATCAAACCAATTCCGAATTTTCATATCTATGTGCCTGTTGGTGTGACACAAGCAGGGCGAGAACTTTTCAGAACATCAGTCAAAACAATTATCCGTAAATTCGCTGATGCAGAAAAGAAACACAATTGGAAAGATCTATTTTTAACTGTTTCTGAGGACACCATACAACGCGCCTTTCGTAATCATGTGGAAAAAGGTGACCCACGCGACGTTGCTATTTTCTGTTTCATAATGATCTTTCGTGGTTGGCGAATCAAACCTAAAGCAGAGGTGCAAATATGATCATCGAATTTGTCGACAAAACGGGAAGAACAATTACGATCTCTTGTAGCGGTGGAGAAGGTCGGGCGGGAGAAATCGTAATGGCGCTGCTTGCAACACTTCCGGATTCCGAGTTCATCATGCGCCCGGTTATCAAAAGTCGATAAATAAGCTCGAATCGTGTTTAAAGCGTTTTACAGCGTCTTCCGTCCCTTTTATAGGGGTAGGGCTATCCCAAGGCCGGAAAACACGGCTACGGGCTGCTACGACGTTCCTGGAGGGTGTTTTAAAGGCTTTGAAACCCTGATTTTACAGTTCTGGGGTCAGGCGGCATGAAAATACTCCGTCTAGAGGTACAAGGTTTCCGATCATTTACCTCACCTCAAACCTTGGATCTGACCAAACTAACGCCCGGTCTATATCATGTGTCCGGGAAAAACCTTGTGGAGCCAGAGCTAGAAGCAAACGGTGCTGGAAAATCATCGCTATTTGAATCCATCTATTGGACGCTGTACGGAAAAACGAGTAGGAATCTAAAAGCCAAATCGGTTAAGAACTGGAACAGTGACGAGCGGTGCGGAGCGGTACTGGATTTGCAAACCACATCTGGTCCAGTATCATTACTCCGTACGTGGGGACCGAATGCGTTAGAAGTGAGCGGGAAATCCGTAGGCGACCGACCCATTGATCAGATAGAACTGGAAAAGCTGATTGGCCTGTCCCCAGAAGCATTCCTGTTCTCCATCTACTTTGCCCAATTCGCGCCCGCCTTTGTAGACCTATCCCCGGCGGACCAAACCGCAGTATTTTCCACCGTTTTAGGCTTGGACCTGTGGGAACGGGCGTCCAAGCTGGCCAACGAGCGCACCACCGACGCAGAAGCCCACGTACAGCGTGCTAGGGAGTCCGTAGCACGTCTCCAAGGGCAGGCCGAGGAGTTACTAGCCCAGGACTACTCCAAGGCGCAGGGCGAATGGGAAAAGAGCTTTAAGACTGAATTGAAAGCAGCGACAGATACATTGGCCCTCAAGAAACAGGTCATGGAAGCCTTACTGGCTGAAGCTAAAGTGTATGACAAGATAACCGAAGCCGCAGATAAGCAATTACGAGTGGTCGGTGATTTAGCGAATGATCGGGATAGACTTTTCCGTGATGTGAATAAGCTGTCTGCACAAAATATCACCAAATGCCCCACCTGTGGTCAGCCGGTGAATCGACAGCACATCAAAAAGGAACTTGCAAAAATCACTGCGTTACTGGATCAAAAAGAAATTGAATTAGATGCCGCAAAAAAGAAGCACAGTGGTTTATGCAAACAAATTCCCGCAGATTATGAATCCAAACAGAGTGCCGCTGACCGTGAGTTTCAATTCGCCCATGCCGACTTTCTAAATGTCAAAAGCAAAACCAATCCCTACACCAAACTCCGCGCTGAGCAGGAACAGCGGGGTGAGCAGTTAGCGCAGCAATTAGACAAAGTGGAAGCAGAACTGGTCACGAGTGAAAAACAAGTCAAAGTAACTCAGTACTGGGTCAAGGGATTTAAGGAAATCAGATTATCGCAGATTCAAGAGAGTCTCAGCCAATTGACCATCGAGGTGAATGAAACGCTATACCAACTTGGTCTGCAGGAATGGTCTGTAGAATTTGATATCGAGCGAGAAAATAAAAGTGGCACCATCAACCGCAGTTTTACTATCCTGATTCGCTCCCCGCATACGGAAGACGCAGTGCCTTGGGAAGTATGGTCGGGCGGGGAATCACAACGGTTAAGGCTGGCCATTTCCTTGGGCTTTGCCAATCTGATCACCAGCCGGATGGGCATACAGCCAAATGTGGAAATGTATGACGAGCCATCCCAGTTCCTATCAGAATCCGGGATACAAGATTTGCTCACCGTATTGGCTGAACGGGCGGAACGGCAGAAAAAGATCATACTCCTCGCAGATCACCGGGTACTCGATTTTGGCGGATTTGCAGGAACTTTGATGGTGACGAAAGATGAAAACGGATCACATATAGAAACGGTATAATTAAGTGATTGGGTATTTAACTGGAGGCTGTGTCACCCGGCTAACCCCGAGGGTAAAATGGTGCGGAACTGTCAGCGCGTACTGAACGCAAGATGCTTGGCCAAGCGGCCTACCGCGTTGTGGCGTAGGAGCAAGTAGGTGCAGCGGGGCAGGAAAGTAAATTTCGGGGAAGTGAACACACCATTGGTAAAGCGCACAGTCTCCAGTTAAATATCTAATTTACTGATGAAAGGACTTGACGGTATAATTGTATATTGGCGTGGCGTAGATAACGGTTACTTCCATGCTAAGGAGGTGGTCGGGGGTTCGAGTCCCTCTCGGTCGTAAGACCGGTAGCTCAGTTGGCAGAACACCTAAAATTTCCGTTATCGTCTGTTCCCGCCTAAAGTATTGCCGTGGTGAAGGGTACGGTTACTTCCCTTGATGAAAATACCGTACCCGCCTGTTCCCGGCTTGTAATCGAAATTGCGGTGGCGAAGGTTACGCTTACTTCTCGGGTAAGTAAAAGCGTAGTCGCTTGTTCCCCGCAGACCTTTAACCGAGTAAAGGAGATGTACAAATGAAGACCAATACCAAACGCGCCACCATCCACACCCACGAAGGCGCGACCGCACAACATATCAACGCCGAACTACGACTGCGACGTTCCGTTATGGCATGTATGTTGTGGGAAGATGAATTTTACGAGTCCGGTGAGACCATTGCCAAGCGTACGCCGAAACACTCAAAACCGATCGTGTGCTGCCGTTCCGCTTTATCACTGCCGCACGTGTCGTACCACAGTGGGAAGACATCTTAGAGCCGTTAATGATGAAGTGTCTCGCAGAACAGGAGAAACTTCCAGGCCACACTGTGCTTTTACTCGATGTGTCCGGTTCGATGGATTGGAGATTGTCGTCCAAAGGCGAGACCATTCGCATGGACGCAGGACTCGGTCTGGGCGTGCTGTTGCGGGAAATCTGCGAGGGCTGTGATATTTTCACCTTCAGTGACCGCGTCGTTCAGGTGCCCCCGCGTCGAGGATTCGCTTTGCGGGACGCGATGAAGACCAGCCAGCCTCATTCCGGTACGCTATTGGCGGCTGCTGTGAAAACGATCAATAACAAAGTGCCATATGACCGACTGATCGTAATTACTGATGAGCAATCACACGATGGCTCTGGTACGCCGGCAAGCAAAGGCTACATGATCAATGTGGCCTCCAACCAGAACGGAGTCGGTTACGGAGCGTGGGTGCACATCGACGGCTGGAGCGAAGCAGTGATCGATTACATTCGGGAATATGAGCGTTCCGAAAAGGGACAAAATGAGCCGCAAAATTAAACCAATTGCCGGTAATCAAATACGCCATTTGTCTACGTAGAAAAAATTAGCACATGGAACCTTGGCGGATAGAAAATCTAGTAACATTGATCTGTACCGTAGTGCTTGTACTAGGATTATTCGCGCTCAGTCGTAGTTTTCACTCGTTGTGGGGTTTAATCTTGCTAATGAATATCAATTACCCTAAAAATAAAAGTAATTAAAATGAAACAACCCGACCTGCTTCTTGTTATTTCCCCTTCCCGAATTGGCGTATTTGGAGCCCTATCACAATTCGCTGCCGTCGAGACACCTGTATGGGCATTGCTGATTGTTCAATACTGTCAGAACAATGAAAAATAATGCTGTGATAATAAAACAAATTATCGGTGATGTGTACCGATTAGATTTTCCTGATGGAAAGTCTTATGTTGGAGCAAGCATCAAAGGTGCTAAACGCCGGTATAAAGAACACGCCAAAGAAACCGCAGAAGGAAAAAATAAACCTCTAAACAAAGCCTGGAGAAAACTTGGGCCGCCCATTCTCGTTGTGCTGAAAACAGGATTATTAGAGAAGGATCTATGGTCTGAAGAAAAGGACGCTATTGCCAAATATAATACCCTGGTGCCATTTGGTTACAATGTATATTCTGGTAGAGATACACCACCGGGAATGCTTGGTAAAACATACGCCCATACAAAAGACGCTAAAAAGAGAATCGGCAATGGGAACCGTGGAAAAGTTAGAACTCCAGAACAAAAGAAAGAGTTGTCTGAGGCCCACTTAAAACCAGAAACGCGGGCTTTACTGTCCAGATTAAATTCTGGTAAGAATAATCCTAGGTATGGTATACCCCATTCAAAAAAGACACGAAAGAAAATGTCTTTGGCACATACAGGGAAGAAACACACACCAGAACACAACGCGAACAAGTCTAAAGCACTTAAAGGTCGAGTACTTACACCAGAATGGAAAGCAAATATATCAGCAGCCAAACTGGGAAAGAAATTAACTAAGGAACACCGTGCTAAGTTATGTATTGCCCAACAAGCATCCTGGGACTCTGGTCGTAGAAAGAGAAAGATATAAGTATGCTATCTGTTACGCTTATTCATCCAGGCGCGGCCAAAGAAATCTACGGTGCTTTAGCTGAACATTCCGCAGCGGAACCTCCTCTTTGGTGTCGACTCATCGGTGGGTATTTGAAAGAGCACGGACACCGGATCAACATAGTTGATGCCGAGGCTGAGTGGTTATCCGCTGATGACGTTGCCGATCGTATATTAAAAAGTATCCCTCGATTAGTTGTGCTCGTGGTTTATGGACACCAACCATCAGCAAGCACTCAACAAATGGTGGGGGCACGGAAAACTATTGAAGCCATTCGGAATATACTCCCGAATCAAAAAATAGTCTTGGTTGGAAACCATTGTTCTGCTCTACCAGTCAAAACCCTTATAGAAGAACAAGTCGACTATGTGTGTGATGGGGAAGGTCCGGTAACTATAGACGGACTACTTTCTGATCAACCCCTTGCAACAATACCTGGATTGGTGTGGAGAGATGGTGATGTAATTCGTCAAAATACACCCGCCCCATTACTGGATTTAGATAAAGACTTGCACGGACAGGTTTGGGACTTGTTACCAATGAAATCTTATCGAGCACATCATTGGCAAGTGTTCGATGGTTCCCCGCGCCAACCTTACGCCGCTATCTATACATCATTAGGATGTAGCTTTAAATGCTCGTTCTGCATGATCAATGTGTTTCAACACACCAATCGCTACCGCATGCGATCACCAAAAGCTGTGGCTGCCGAAATGCTGCATCTAGTTGATGTTTACGGCGTGACCACGTTCAAGGTGATTGACGAAATGTTCGTGCTCAACCGTCAACATGTCTTGCAAATTTGTAATCATCTAATCGACATGAAACTGGGCGATAAATTGAACATCTGGGCTTACGCGAGGATCGATACCCTAAAAGATCAACAATTACTCTGGACCATGCGGCGTGCCGGGTTTAGATGGTTGGGGATCGGAATTGAGAGTGCCAGTAAACACGTGCGAGATGGTGTGGAGAAAGGTCGATTCGGCAATGAGCAGATACTCGAAGCCGTGAATCGTGTCAAAGCAGAGGGGATTCATCCTGGATGCAACTACATCTTCGGCCTACCAGATGATACGCTGGAATCCATGCAGGAGACTTTGGATTTGGCCATCGAGATCAACGCACCGTATGCAAACCTCTATAGCGCGATGGCGTACCCCGGATCACCATTGCACACTACCGCGAAAGAGAAGGGTTGGCTGCTGCCGGAAGACACCGACGCAGGCTGGCTGGGATATAGCCAGCACAGCTATCAAACCTTACCCCTACCGACCGAAACCTTAACCGCTGCTGAGGTATTGGCATTCCGTGACGAAGCCTTCCTTAAATATCATCAACGACCAGAATATCTGGATATGTTGCGAACCACTTTTGGGGAAGGTGCAGTCACATCAATGCAACAGATTTTGGCCCATGGGAAACCTAAAAGGAAATTACTCGGTGATTAACAAACTAGCGGAAAAGCGAGTTATCGTAACTTCCATCGCAGGACTGTACGACGAGAAAGCCAAACCGCTAATTATGAATATCAGCGACCGGAAGTTTTCTCCAAAATGTCTGGTCGGCGCACACACTTTTATAAATGCCTCATTGGATTGGGTTAAAGAAAATCGTTCCATCTCACTAAAGTCTGATGGCATAGAACGGAATGGAGAAACGTGGTACGCGTTCGGCCAAGGTTATGGTGGGACGCGGTACTGTTCGGACTGTAAAAAGGTAGACTGTATCCATTATTGGGAAAGCGAAACGTCTTACCAAATAAAACACAGCAATTATGAATCAACCATCTATGTGGTTGGGCTCTGCCGCTTCTGCGAACTGCGGATTCTTAGGTTTAGTTGTGGGGAATCTTCCTCCAGCCTTGCGGCACAGGAACTGATTAAGAGAGTGGCAGTTGAGTTGGGCAGAAGAACCCCTTGGGAATCTCCCGGATACGGTAGTGGGTGGGTTTTAGAATTTCCTGCCACAGTGTCCAATATTTTGGAAGAAAAAGGCGCTGACTTAGCCGAAGCTTATGTGCGCGGATGTTTCTTACGTGGAAGTCTGTCATGATTAATACAAATATGATTGTACGGAAGCCATGGGGTGCGGAATATTTAGCATTTCGTAATGAGCACATGGCCATCTGGGTGTTGGAAATTGAGAAAGGTAAAGCAACCTCCCTCCATTGCCACCCACGTAAAAACACCGCTCTCATCATTCTACAAGGCATAGTGGAAGTATCCTTCATCCGTGACACTGTGCCGCACAGATTCCGTGGGCTGGATAAAGTCAACATATTCCAAGGACGCTTCCATCGCACCCGCGCCGTGAGTGACGACGTAGTGCTGCTGGAAGTAGAATCACCGGACGATAAGCGAGACATCGTGCGGTTGGAAGATGATTACGGACGGGCAAATAGTCCGATTGAAGAAGCTACGGAACCACTAAAATTGGATTGTTTACAGATTATAGAAACCGATTTGATCGGTGATAGATTTTGTACACATTTCTCAGGCTGCCTGATATCTATTTTACGTGCATCAGATACAACCCGCGCAATGGGGCCGCAAAGATTAGATGGAAATATATACGTCACATTAAGTGGTGGGCTCGAACACGGACTGGTGCCACCGGGAGACGCGATTGACGGGGTCACACTATCTCGTCTCACACAATCGTTCAAACCTGTGCCAGGAACATCCTTTTTACACATCTGGAAACTGTGATGCTGGCAAAAGACGCATGTCTTTCAACCCACGGAGCCTCCGGCTACGCTCCCGGGAGTTATTGGGACGGGTCTGTAGTTATCTGCGGAAGTTGTGGAGAGAGGATTGAGAATCCTCGACCAACATCGTATCAATATGTGTACTACACGCTCACGGATGTTTTTAATGATATCACAAATCGTAGCCTGTGGCGGGCGTGGTTTTACGACACACCAAAACAAGTGATCCCGCAGTACCCTGACTTTATTCGGAGATAGTAAATGAAATCCATCATCCTCACCCACTCAATGTTCCAGGATCAGGAAGTGCAATACCCGTTTTTCCGTTTACAGGAAGAGGGGACGGTATTTGTCGCGGCGGAACAGGTCGGGAAAATCAAAGGGATTCTCGGCACCGAAGTGCCCTCCCACATGACCACGGAAACACTTATTAATTCGGAAGATGATTATCTCCGCACATTCGATCTATTGGTGTTGCCGGGTGGGGTAAAGGCCATGGAAAAACTCCGGCAAGATAAAAACGCCCTCGACTTCGTTGCCCACTGGGCTGGTGTTAACAAACCTATCGCCTCAATCTGTAGCGGTGCCCAGATGTTGATCTCCGCTCGTGTTCGTCTGATCGGGCGCAGAATTTCGGCCTACCCCGCCATGTCCGTGGATGTGGAGAATACTGGAGCGATATTCGTCAATGAGCCAGTGGTGGTAGACGGGAATATCATCTCCTCCCCGCACTACAATCATCTGGCAGCGTGGATGAAAGCAACGCACACCTATATGTATAGCATCGACAAACCATCGCGGAATATCTGATTGGAGTTCTACCCAGAAGGGGTCATGAATAACACCAATATAAACCGTATCTACGAACGGGCTGCGCTCTGCCGTGCATTTGAGGAAGAGTGTGCCCGGAGAATAGAATCAAAAGACATTAAATTTCCAGCCTATCTCTCCGCAGGCCAAGAGTACATCCCGGCCACCGTTTCGGTTTGGTTAGAGGATCACAACGTCACAGATCGGCAAATCTTCGTGCAACATAGAAACCACTCCCAGTATCTATGCTTTGGTGGCGACATGGATGCATTGGTACTGGAACTGTTAGGTGATCCGCGTGGCTGTGCGGGTGGGATGGGCGGCTCCGCGTCAATACAATCCGTTCCTGCAAATATCTACGGCCACGATGGACTTCTCGGATCACAGGTCCCAATTGCCGTAGGGATGTGTTTCGCTAACCGCAAACCCACTATCTGTTTTATGGGGGACGCGGCGGCAGAAGAGGATTACGTTTTAGCCAGCTTAGGTTGGGCAAGCACACATAAACTCCCAATCCTATTTATCGTTGAGGACAATAATCTATCTATCCTAACCAAAAAGAAGGTTAGACGAAGTTGGGAAATTCAAGATGTGGCTCGCGGATTTGGATTAGCTGCCGGAAGTTCTTCTGATGATCCTGATACACTGTACGGTGGCATACCACCACTTGAATACTGGCCAACACTAATCAATGTCCACACCACACGTCTCCGCTGGCATGCGGGCGCGGGAGTAGATGATCCAAATGCGTTTGATCAGCACAAAGAAGTCAGCGTTATATTATCTAAGTACCCACGACGTTACGAAGAAAGTGCTCAGGGTATAAAAATGAACAGCGAACGTATCGTGAGGGAAGTATGGGCCAAACACTCCGTGAAATAATCCGGGAAACCACCAATCAGCATCTTGACGCCGGATACACCGTAGCTGGCCAAGCACTCACAGCCGTGGGTTGGGTAGGTGGAACACTACCACAGCGCAATGACATGGTGGAATTGCCCGTAAGCGATGTGGCAGGGCCGGGTTTTGTAGTCGGCATAGCGTTGGCCGGTAAACGACCTATATTTATTTGTAGATATGCCGGATTCATGTGGCTCAACGGATCAGCGATTATTAACTACGCGGCCAAATCCAAAGCCTTATGGAATCGTCCATGCCCATTGTTGATAAGAGCTGTATCTAACGAAGGCGGTATTGGACCAGTCGCCGGATCATCCCACCATTCGCTGTTCCTACGGATGCCGGGGATCAAAATATTCTCTCCGATGACGCCCGACGAATGGAAATACGCATACTATATATTTATGTCTGGGGATGACCCTGTGTATTTATCCGAACACCGTGCGGCATGGAATAATGAATATGAATTAAAAGACTACCAACCAGGGGATCCTGATATTGTTCTGTTCCCGATCTCCATCACGCGTTTCGCGGCCGCGTTGGCATCAACTGAGTTATTTGCAGAAGATGGGTTACGAGTAGGCATTCATCACATATTTCAGATAAAACCGTTCACACCCGGTGCAGATGCGCTGGAAGATTTGCATGAAGCACATTTCGGCGGGCTTGTAATCGATGATGATTACCCAGACGGTACAGCAAAAGCGTTAGCCTTAGATTTACATATGCTGACCGGAGCACGGATGAATGTACTCGGACTAGACAATCGGACGGCAGGATTTGCGGCCAGAGTGGACGTTTTGCCGCCAGATAAAGATAAGATCAAGGCCAAAATCCGAGAGATCATACGGGCGAAACGTCAGTCACAACGGGATAACTTTACTCCCCTCAATCAACATATTGAGCACGATGACGGTCCTTTCTATTAAAGCGGTATAATTCCTATTATGGACATTGCGATACTGGCGGGCGGCTACGGCACACGGCTAAAAGGGCTGTGGGAAGGACCGAAATGTCTTGTACCGTACCGTGGACGGCCTGTTATTGAATATATTGTGGACAAGGCATTGGAGTTAAATCCACGAAAAATATTTTTGTTACTGGGTCATCAGGCATCCAAAGTGGTGGATTGGCGAGAGTGTTGCTGCCCGCACCGGGATGTGGTCCCAATCATTGAAACCGTACCTAAGGGCACAGCATCCGCAATAAGATATGCTTTTCCATTTATCACCCCGCCATTAATGGTGTTGAACGGGGACACGATTCCTAGATATGACTTTTCAGAACTCATCAGTGCCTTTGACGAAGCGACAGGAAGAACGATGGTAGCCTGGGATGCGTATCGTAATTGTTACGCCGGGGCTTCTATATTCGGCTTTCACGGAGCAGACCAGATTGTGTATTCTAAAGAAACTGATTTGAACAGCTTTGTGAATTCTCCTTCCGCACAACGATTTCACGTTGCCGGATTCTTAGATGTAGGTACTCGGGAAGGATTTACCCAAGCACAAGCCGCCATTACTTGGCCAAAAGATTACAACGCAAATGAGACCACATAATGATTTTGACACAGCAACCGCTAAGGGTTTCACTCTTTGGTGGCTCGACGGATTATCCAGAATACTTCATCCAACATGGCGGAGCAGTCCTTGGGGCTGCTATCAATCAGTACGTGTACGTGGGAATCAAACCTATGCCCCCAGGGCAAGACTTGCGATATAGAGTACAGTATTCCAAAGTGGACGATTGCCAAACGGTGGCCGAGATAAAGCACCCAGCCATCCGCTCCGCCCTTCAGTACTACAAAATAGACACACCTTTAGAATGGCACTGTTTCGGCGATATGCCCGGACGAGCGGGGTTGGGTAGTAGTTCTGCATTCTGCGTGGGAGCATTGAAAGCGTTACAGACACATCTTGACCTACCTTCTTCACCCTACCCAACAGAATTGGCCAGTGAAGCGATAGCATTTGAACGGTACATGATCCCGGAAACTGTGGGGTATCAGGATCAAATATTTGCGGCGGTGGGCAGGATCAATTTCATCACCTTCGACCGTTTCGGCGCTCAAGTACAACCATTGAAACTATCCGCAGAACGGGAGCAGGAATTAGAACAGTCATTAATTCTGGTGTACTCCGGCAGTATGCGTGATGCACATTTGATGGCGGCGAAACAAGTATCTGCTATCCCACAGAGTGATAAGGCATTGAGCGATCTGGTGGAACTGGCACATAAGGGAAAAGAGATTTTACTGAGTGAAAACTACCCGTTAAAGTTGATCGGTACCATGCTGCATGACGCGTGGCGGGCTAAAAAACAGCTCTGTCCCGAAGTAACTACACCGAATATTGATGCCTTGTACCAACGAGGGCTAGACTGTGGTGCAATTGGCGGAAAACTTCTCGGAGCAGGAGCGGGTGGTTTCATGTTGTTCTTTGTACCACCGCAACAAATGTTAAGATTCCGTGAGAAAATAGGAATGCCCTACGCTCAGTTCAAAGTATCTAAAAGCGGATCACGTATCATTCTTAATACATGAGAGAGCAAAAATGACCGCCGACCGAATTGCCGAACTTGAGGCGAAGCTTGCCCACTACGAGCAGGCCGCGAAGGATTTGCCGGAGGAGCCCCAAGCATACATCAGTGGCGGCAATTACTTCGTGCCCGTTGCGTATTGGGAGTATTCAACCAAGCTCCGCGACTGCGCCGTGGCGCTGGCAGCTAAACTCGATTCTGCATTACTGGACGTTGAGGGATATAAAGCTGGCGAAGGATGCCAAAGTCAACGTGCCGAGACCGCCGAAGCCGCGCTTGCCACCGCCCGGCAGCAGGAAAGGGAGAGAGTGCGTGTTGCTTGCGACGATTTGAATAGCTGTATTCCTGTTCCGACAGAACCCGCCGAGTATGGCGCAGCTTTCGTTGACGGGTATGAACAGGCGCTAGATCAGGTTGACGCAACAATCCGCGCACTCACCAACGAGGAGGAGAAATGACCGTTATAGATGCCTTGGCAATTGTAATCGTGTTCTACATCGTTGTTGAAATGCTTGGAGGCTGACATGACTAACGAAAAAAGCGTGCCGACAGAAGAAATTCTCCGCATTTCGTCGGACGAAGAAACAATTGTCTATCACGGAGTGAAGTATTTCAAAGCCCCGCTCGCAGCCTCCCCCGCACCGGAGCGTAGAAAGGGGCAGAGGCGGTCTAAATTTAGGCACGTAAGTATCGACAGACGCGCAGCCGCACCGAACGCAGCAGATTATTCCATCGTTCCTATGGGGCCGGTGGGAGCGACTTATCCTGCTGCCCCCGACAGCAAGCAACGCGAAGCCCAAGCCCGGCAAGCAGAAGGCAAGGGCGAGCCGGGGGACGCGATTGTAGCTCATCAGGAACCGAGCATAGACAACTGGGGAGGACTTGACGTGCCCATGACTGCCGAACCAAAAGATTGTAGAGGGCAGCACCCAATATGTGATAAATGTGCAATGGCATTATACGATGAATGCCGATATAAATCCGCGCCGAGCAAGAGCACGCTGCCGCTGAGCGCATCACCCGACAGCGATGTTTTTGGGTATTACGACAGCATTATCAGCAGCATTGACCCCTCCGTGCTGCGCAAGGATGGCGGTGAGGCTGATTTTGTAATGCGTGTAGTTGACTACCAAGCAATCAAAGCAGAATACGCGAGCGTTTGTTTACACTCTGATCGACAGGCTATGCGCGTGATTAAACTAGAGGCCGAACTGCGCTGCGAGCAATCCAACCGCGCCAGATGGAAAGTGCGAGCCGAGACTGCCGAGCGCGAGGTTGCGGAACTGAAAGCGAGGATGAAATCATGAGCAACAGACCGGATCGCGGGGAGTTGACAATGAAAGAGTATTTAAGCCTTTGTAATGCCAAACTTCCAACCCCCACAACTGATGCAGCAGACAATGAATGGGTTAAGGGCGGCCAATATTCGCATCGAGAACGTCTGATGTTAATGAAGTTGCGTGAACTCGAACGCGAACTCGCCGCCTACCAGAACGCGGAGAGGCCGGAAGCGCCCAAAGTGCTTAACTCATTGGAAGCATTAGGAGCAGTTCACGCTACTCCATTGGTCGCCAAATCGGACTACGACGCCCTCGCCAAGCGATGCGCGAGGCTGACGGTAGAAAAGATGCACGCTTGTCTAGAGCTAGGAAATCAGATCGCGTGTCTGGAAGATGAGCTTGAGGCGACGAGGAAGGATGCAAAAACGGATTCGGACATTCTAGATTGGATCGAAGATAACTGCCGAACTACGGGCGGTGGCGCTGGAATGACGGTGACGTTCTTTACGCCGGATTCTGAGTATGTGCGCGGAGGTGTTATGGCTGCCCTCGCGGCGGGGAAGGAGAAAAGATGATTGGATCGTGGGGCACCGCTGGTGTGCGCTGCAAAATCGCTCCTGGTTGGGCAGACGTAGGAAGAACAGGCGAAGCAATCTCTTACTTTGATTGCGCTTGCGAACAGTTGTGGGTCGTCGTCAAGTGGGACGATGAGGATGATCCTGATTTGCACAAGGCGGCAGGAATACTTATAAAGCGTCCTGGGGAGAAGAAATGGCTGGCGATTTCTATATAAAAGGAAAATAATCATGGATAGAGTATATTTAATGGGGACGGAAGATGTGATTCGTTCTGCGCATCTGATACGGGGTGCGGCGGATTCAATGTTAGCGGCGGCTAACAACATAGGATCTGCGCTGGCCGAGCACCAACGATTTATGAATGATTGGTTAAGCCGATTCCAACAAGTCGTAGAAACGATCAATGCGCCAGAAATTAATGAGATAAAGACCGATGAGTAAAATACTGGTTACCGGTGGCGGGGGCTACCTAGGATCGGTGCTCGTGCCAATGCTATTAGAGCAGGGACATGAAGTAACTGTGATAGATATATTTCAACACAAGCAGCCAAGTCTAATGGCTTGGTGCCATCATCCGAATTTAAAAATCATCTGCGACGATATACGCGATGTGACATCATCACTATTATACGACATCGACGTGATTATTCCATTAGCAGCACTAGTTGGTGCTCCACTTTGTGATCGTGACCCAATCATTGCTTTCAACATTAATACTGCTGTGATTGAGCAAATATGCAACATCGCTAGATCGGATCAAACTATTCTCTTTCCCATGACAAACAGTGGATACGGTACAGGTGGGGAAGCCGAATGTACAGAAGAATCTCCGCTGCTCCCGATATCTATTTATGGACAGAGTAAAGTAGCAGCAGAGAAGGCTGTACTAGCACACCCACGGGGAATCTCCTTCCGTTTTGCTACTCTATTCGGATGTTCCCCTCGTATGAGACTCGACTTGTTGGTAAATGACTTCTGCCATCGTGCCGTACGTGATCACTCGCTCACATTGTTTGAAGGCAATTTCAGACGGAATTATCTCCACGTGCGTGATGCGGCCAGTGTATTCTTATTTGCCCTAGACAATGTATGGAAATACAGAAAGCCTACACTCGGAGCGGCACCAGAAGCCATAAACGCAGACTTCATGTTCGGCCAAGCCTACAACGTAGGACTATCCTCAGCCAATCTCAATAAACGTGAACTATGCAAAAAAATCGCGGAGCACGTACCCGGCTTTGTGTTTCATGAGTCAGCCGTGGGTACTGATCCTGACAAGCGAGACTATATTGTCAGTAATGCCAAGATCGAAGCCTTGGGCTGGCGACCACAATGCTCTCTGGATGACGGGATCAAGGAATTGATTAAAGGATTTGCGATGCCACTGGAAAATAATTACCGCAATGCGTAATAAAGAAAACCAATTCGTCTTTACTTCGCTATCCCAATTTAATTCAAGGAATAGAACGAGTTTTACTGTTCACAACCCACATGAGTGTGATAACTTTTCACACCTGATCGGACAAGTTGTAATCATTGATAGTGTTCCGCGAAAGGTATTTGGTGTAGAACGGTACTTGCATCTACCACCGTATAAAGCATTTGAGCTCATCGGGTTACTTGTAGACAATATTTAGTAAATCAAGCGTCACGACCAGAGATACATTTCCACACTCCGCCCCGCAAAGTGAATACTCCGGCACCGTTACCGGAATTTATCACCGGCATCACAGTGACGCCCCCGTCTGGATGCTCTTTCACTTCGTGATACTTCAGCTCTAAGGTATTTGCGCCTGGTGGCCTGCAAAACCACCGCCCCGACATATCTTGACCGTATCCCCCATCCGGCAACCGTAAATCACCAAATTTGTTTGGATAACGACGGATTCCGGGGATCATGGATCAAAACCCACTTATCCCAGACGTCGTACAACGCTCTGTACAGCGCTTTCTTCCCCTTTACTATACCTACCCCTAGGCCAGACGCTGGCGACGCGTGGCGACCCCTGTACGACGCTGTACGGGGCTATTTTTAAGGGT